TCCGTATCACTTGCAATAACGTAATTCTTTTCTTGTTCATTTTGTAGAATTTTGTTGACATATTCATTTACTTTCTTTTCAATCCATCTGATAGATAACTGTCCAGATAGAGTGATAGACTCCGCCTGTCTGATATCGAAATACCTAAAGTACTGATTCCCCAACGCACCATAAGCCGAGTTGAGAAGAATCTTTGCGGCCATCTGTTTATTATTGAGTGCGGCAATCCTTTTGTCTAGTTCTTTGGGGTCGCCGTCACCATCAATTTTCTTTTGTTTTGTCTTCAACATTTCCTTCTTATACAAAACCCTGTCATCATACATCTTCTGCATAAGTTTTGGAAGGAAACCTTTTTTGTCATTATTATATAGAACACCATTAGGGGTAAGTGACAAGTTACTCTTAGAAATAATTTCCGTATTTGTTTTCATTTCTAATAAATCGTCAACGGATGTATCTACTCTGTCTGTTTCAACCAAGGTTTCTGGTGAAATGTTGTATTGCATGATAAGGTGTGGGTATAGACTGTTCAAGTCAAACGAAAGAATCCAGTCATGCATTCCGACAGTCGGTTCCTTTACATACGCACCGGCGTATGCAGCAGTTTTACTGTTATTTCTTTTTGGTGGAATGACAATATTATCTTTTTTAAGATGATTGAATGCAATCGAGTCCCAAGTTTTGATAGGAGAAAAAACCTCATCATAGTTCACTCTCGCCTCATATGCAATTGTAATCAACAGTTCTAAGAGTTTAAGTTTATCGTCAAGTCTATCAACAAGTTCAACATCTTTGATATTATAGTCAATATACTTTTGATAGTCTTCTTTGTAGAACAGATGCATGTGCGAGAACTCTGAGTGGTCTAACTTTCTTTCACCCAACTCGACAAAGGCAATATGGTCAAGACGATAACTTTCTCTCGTAACATAGGTAAACTTTCGATACAAGTCAAGATAATCAACAATGTTAATACCAAGTACATTGACTTGTTCTTGTAGTTGGCCACGAATGTTTTTTTGCATTCTATCTACAATACCCCAAGGAGAAAGTCTTTTGGTGTTATCTTCTCCAAGGATTTTTGTGATACGGTTTACGAGATAACTCATATCAAACTGATTAACATTCCAACCAGTCACAATATCAATATCTGCAGCCTCCCACAAATTTAAGAAAGACTTGAGAAGTTCAATCTCACTGGTACATTTGTAATACTTAATATTGAGGTGAGACAAAGACTCATTAGTATTCTCCCAGTCTCCCAAACCAAGAACAGTATACATACCATCATACTTAAGAGTAATGGCGTTTACTCGTTCTATTGCTTCTAGGGGATTGGGGAAACCGTTTTCACACTCGACCTCAATGTCAAGTGTTGCAATTCTAATCTTGTCCAGATCAAATTCTAAATCTGAATAGTTGTCTGCAATGTACGGATAAATAAACTGCGTCATTCCGTAGAATGACAGAATACCATCATTTTCTTTTATCTTTGCTCTTGCCGTACGGATATCTGGAAATTTAACTTTTCTCAAATATTTACCATCAAGAGAACGATGTGATGTTTTTTCTTTTACTTCATAAAAAAGAGATGGTGAGTAAGAAGTTCGATACCTCTTACGCTCACCATCAACAGTTTCTTTGACAAGAATTTTATTTCCAAGATTCTGGATATTAGTATAAAATCGCATGATTCCTCATTATGTAAATTACTAGGTGCATTATATCACACAACGCACAATAAGTCAATCACTAAACTTTAACAAATCCGTGATTTCCACCCTTTGGTGTTTTGAGTGTTGGTGTGCTTGGTGGGAGAACTAGCCCACTACCAAATATTTTATTGTATTCATTAGTCAACTCATTTACAGGGTCAACAATAAATCCAACATATGATTTGGCAACCGTAATTCCGTCTGAAGATTTTGTATATGGCATAAAGGGTGCCAGGCCTACTCTTGCAGTAGCGGTTGTTGTATCGGCGTAAGAAGTGGCGATCTGACATACATCTTTTATGTAGATAGTACCATCTTCTTTTTCCGATACATCGCCCATAATCTCTTCACCAGAAATTAGTCGCAGAACTTTAACTGCCATCTGTTGTTTCTGCAGGCTCTGGGGTTTCCGCTGTCTGTGGGACTGGTTGCTGTTGAATATTTGCAAAATACTGAATTACAGTTTTTAGTTTGTCTTCTGCCATTGCAAGGTGACAAACCTGTTCATCCATTTCTGCCACAATATCACTATGTTCACCAACACCTACAGAATTTTCAAAATATGTTTGAAGATTTGCAATTGCCATATCTCTTTCATATTCATACTTTCTAATAAGTGCTCTCAATTTCATACTATTGGAATAATCGAACTTCATCTGCTTTCGCTCCTCTTTTGATCCATTTCTTTTCATTTTTAATGTGTGTTCTTAAACGTTTTTGTAACTCTCTACTTTCAGGCGAGTCACCCAACCATTTAATAACTCTTCTTTCGAACCATGCCCACTCCATGTTCAATACTTTCTGTACAACATTTGGATGGGCAATTACGATTTTTTTGTTATTCAATAAGTCTTGAATTAAAAGGTCATTTGGCAATCCTGGCGAGAATTCAATATCTCCCAACCCTCCAGAATTTTTAGAAACCTTATAAACCTTATCCTCACTCATTTCAATTTCGGTTTCTTGTTCTGATAATTTCATTAACTATCGCCCTTAACAATCCATTCTTTTTCGTCTTGAATTTCTGCACGGCGTGTTTTACACAACTTCATCAATTCATTAAGGTGTTTTCTTGCACGAATTCCTGCAGACTTATTACCTTTTTGAAATTTTTCATTTTCTAATTTATACTGTTCTAACTCAATTGTTAGTTGGTCATGTGTTTCCATTTTTTAATCCTCATCAAATGATGGGGGGAATGGTTCCCCCCAATTTTTTACTCTGCCAAGAATTTTTTCTTTTTATTCGGCAGTGTTTTAGAACCACCGATATCAATTCGGCGAGGTTTCTTTTCTTCTGGGATTACATGTTCTAATTCAATAACAAGCAATCCATTCACTAATTCAGCACCCACTACAACAATATCGGCATTTAATGTAAAGGTTCTTTCAAAGTCCTTTCCAGAAATACCTCTATGTAGGAATGCAGAATCATTTTGTTTTTCTTGGACAGAACCTTTTACTCGTAGAATACTTTCTTTTATTTCTACTTCAAGTTCGTCTTCCGAAAATCCAGAAACTGCGATTTCGATACGATAGTTCGAATCTGTTTCTTTGATTACATTGTAGGGGGGATAGTTTTGCGTTGTTGATTGAGTCATTGCCTCAAGTTCATTAAACAATCTATCAAACCCGACACTGTAACGCATAAATGGGTCTAAACTTCTTAATCTTGTACTAACCATGTTTTCCTCCTATATTTAGCAAGGTTTATGTACTGTCCCTTTCGGTAACATGTGGATTTTACTGCGATTGCACGATGGAACCCACGATCCATATACTATATATAATCAATATATAATATTATTCAAGTCTGGTTGAAAAAAATTTGGGCCTTTTAGAACTTTTCCATCATCTCTATAGATGGGTTTACCATCAAGTCCTAGTTTAGACATATTGGAACGATGAACTTCATCGAAACATTTATCTAAGTCTATACCATAGGCATGTCCAGCGCCATAAACAACATACAACAGATCAGTTAATGCATCTGCTACTTCTTCTAAATCGTTGTCTAGGATTGACGCCACTCTAAGTTCTTGTAACTCTTCTTCAATCAACTCATTTCTTAAACTAACAATTTCTTTACTTGGAAATTTTGCCTTTTGTACAACTTCTTGTCCAAAGGTTTCCATAAACTGTTTTACTTTTTCAAAATTAGTCATTAAGTAGTTCACCTTTCAAATTATTTTTTTCTACCAATATTATACTTTGGTACTAACTCCCAATTATCTTTCTCTTTATGAGAAATTATTTTAATTTGAGAAATAGGGGCACTTTCAAATTCGTCTGTCTTAACAACATTAATTAATCCCCACTCTTTCAATAGATTTACAACTGTATTCCTTCTTGCCCTGTCATTGTCAGAAAAGTCTGATGATTTTCCATCAAGTTTAAACAACTCTTTGAAATGAACGATGTAATATTTTCCTTGTTTATGAAGAATATGGCAAGATTGATAAAGTTTTCTGTCTTTTTTTGATGCGACACCAATTCTAGTTAATGTCTCTCTAATTTTCAAGAAGTCTTCTTGATCACCAAGTGCAACTTCCACTAAAGTTTCTAGTACTGACATAATTATCCGCCTTTATTCATTTGACTCTTTATTTCCTCTATTTGTTTTTTTGTTAGGATATTAAGAGCCTGTTCTGTTTTTTTATTATTATATCCATAATATTCTTTTACATAATCAAAGTCATTATGAATAGTTTTTTTATGCCAAGGTGAAAACCTTTTCCTTGGACGTATACTATTTAGTAAATAATCGAATTGTAACTTATTATCAAGATTATGATATTTGTTCATTTCGTTGGCGTATAATATAGTATCTTGGAAATTAGAGTAGTTCTTGTTTACAAGGTAAGGTTGATAGTTGTTCTCCCATTGTTCATCATCACTATCCATCAACCTCTTTTTTGTATGAGAGATTGATGGAATGTAATCTTTAAATAAATCGTAACTCATTTCCAGTCACACTCTACCATTAGTTCAGTAAGACATGCAACTAAATTGATTTCCTGATCAGCTACAAAGGCAGACTTATACGAATAATCTGCAATTGTTACGACTGCCTGGGGTATGGAAGATGGTTCCATATGGTCATACAGTCCATCATAGATACTTCTAAACAAAGTATTAGGGTCATTGTCTAAATTTTGATTTACCCATCCACGCATTTCGGTAAACTTTTTATCTTTTAAGGCAGATACTAACTTACCAAGATTTATTTCTCCAACATCAGTGAGAAGGCCTTCGTCAATCTCACCACCTATAGAATATCTTTGCAACTCATTTAAAACTCTTCTCCAATCTGGAAAGTGTTTCATTACAAGTTGTTGAATGACTTTTTCTTTATACTTGATATTCTCACTATCAAGAATCTTAAGAACCCTAGTGTAAAAACCAGATGCAAGTTTTGGTTTGTCTTTTTTTGCAATCTTAAATTCTACTAGAGAGCACCGACTATGAAGTGGTTCGATGATACGATTTTTAAAATTACAAGTGAGAATAAATCTGCAATTGCCTGAGAATTCTTCGATAAACCCACGCAAAGCAGGCTGAGTCGATTGCGGATTGAGATAATCTGCCTCATCTAAAATAATAACCTTTCCAAATTCTGCATTATCACTCGCACTAAAACTTACAGTTGATGCATAGTTTCTAATCTTGGTTCTAAGAGTGTCGATGTTTCCATCTTCTGAACCGTTCACTAATATATAGTCAACATTCAGTTCTTCGCATAATGCTCTAGCGACAGTTGTTTTACCAATACCAGGCCCTCCTGCAAGGAGTAGGTTAGGAAGACTACCGTTTTCTACGAACTCTTTGAAGGTCGCCTTTAGGTCGTCCGGCAATATGCATTCGTCAATGGTTTTAGGACGATATGACTCTACCCATAGATAATTTTCTGAACCCATCCTCACTCTCCATAAACAGAATCTTGTTCAAGTGTAATCCAATACTGAATAGGAAGTTTCTGATGGCGGAAAGTTGAGATTTTGTTCTTCGAAATACTTACAGAATAATCACCTTCGATAAGTTTCAAGTTCTCAGACTTGAAGAACATTCTAAAGTTTTTATCACTCTCGCCAACTGGTTCTTTTGCAACATTAGAGGTATCATCTTTCTTATCCAATGCACACAAAAATACTTTTTCATCATCACCAGTTTCCAAAGAAAAATCTGGAAGTCCACTTATCGATGCCACTTTATTGATTGTCGAAAGTGTTGTATTAGGAATATTAACATCAATATCCCAAGTTGGAGATGGTTTAGAACCTGATGGATTGTTTTCCGAACCATCTAGTTCAAATGTATTTTCTGTATATACAACAATAGATGGTTCTGCAGCATAGAACTTATAACTCTTTTCCCCATTGGTCATCATCACATACTTTTCGTGAAATTCAAGTTCTGGGTATACTGACAATAGGTTTAAAAACTTTGTCAAATCATAGATACAAAAATCTACTGGAAAGTCTTCTGTTACATCTGCGGCTGCAAGGATATTTCGCATCACGGAAATAGTCGAAAGTCGATTACCTTTTTTAAGATAAATCGACTGATTAATAGTAGAATAATTTTTTAGAATATTCTGGGTTGTTTCACTCAATCTCATTTATATTTTCTCCATAAGTTAAATCATGATTATGTAATGCCAGTAAACCATAGTGGATCACCTTCAATAGATCTTTTCTATGATCTTCTGGTGATCCCTTTTTACCATATCTTTGTGTATATTTCAATACATTTCCTAAACAAAATCCTTCGCCTAAACCATTATCCATAATGAATTCGGTCGATTGGAATCTGCCTTGCGAATAGTGTTGGTTGTATGTATTATCGATGTATGCCCGAATCTCTTCGAGCAATACATCTTCGTTGAACTTATAATCTATCAAAATGGTTCCTCATTGAATAGTTCTTCATCATTCGTTCCCATGTTTGTGACATCTTCACCACCGTTAATCTTGGTGAACAGGTCAACAAAGGATGACTTTGTATCTTCATCAAAACGATTTGTACAAAGTTCTACTGCCTTGAACACATCACCAAATATTGAATATGTCTCGACAATGTGGACTAGACGGCGAGTAGAAATGATTTCATCGATACCACCTTCTTCAAAGGTTCGGCGAATTGCGGAAGCCCAAGTGGTAAGGTCTTCGATGATTTTTGTTTCTTCAGAACCAACCTTACCAAAGGAAGTAAGATGGTTTGTAAGAATTTTCTTCTCTACCGATTGAGAAGGATACTCCTGTTCAAAGGTAACTTTGAATCGTTCCAAGAACGCCTCGTTCAGAACATTAGTACCGATGAACCGTCCATCATCAGAACCTTTACCTTTTGTGTTTGCAGTTGCAATAACTGTAAACCCAGGCGCAGGACGAACCATGCGGTTATCTTTCTTTAGATAAACACCCTTACCATCAATGATAGACTGGAGACACATAATCTTATTTGATGCAAGGTCAATTTCATCAAGAATAAGAACTGCACCTCGTTCCATTGCATCGACAACAGGGCCTTGTGAGAAGACTACATTACCATCAACAAGGGTTTTATCCCCCAACAAATCTGACTCATCAGTTTCGATAGTAATTGGAACTGTAATACACTCACGTTTCAGTTGAGCACAAAGTTGTTGCGAACCGTAGGTTTTACCGTTTCCAGAAAGTCCAGTAATGAAAACAGGATAAAAGATTTTTGATGAAAGAATCTTTTTCATGTCATTGTAGAATCCGAACTTAACAAAGTTTGGATCTTTTTCTGGAATCAATGATTCTGTATGACGTTCTGGCATTGACACCGCCGACTTTTTTGTTTTTGTAATAGGAACAACATTACCTGTAAGCATATTAAACACATTACTTACATTGTAGGAACCATGTCCTTGGCGGTTTTGTGTTTTACACAACCATTGGGGAGTTGCCTCACCAAACTCTTCTGCCTCGGCAAGAATGTCTTTTTTACGGACAACACTACCATACTTGGTTTGGAGTTTTGAAAGGAACTCTACCTTTTTGTCTTTATTCCACATTATATATTCTCCACAGGGAAGGTTTCACAAATCATCATTACAAGTACATAATACCAAAAACTACTAGGGTTGTCAATAGTTTTTGGCAATTATTTCACCAGATCGACAAATTTATTTAGAAGTTGGCGACTGGTTTTTTTCTTGGATTGGAATTTTGCAAACTGTTTTGCAATTTTTGCATTAGTCATATCATCACTAACTTCCAATTCATCTTCACTACCTTGGTTACGCATATCAAGAATGTAATATTCATCATATCCACACTTAGTAGCTGTCAAGAAACCATTTTTACGAGACTCTTTTAGGTATTTTCCAGTATCACACCACACATTTCCTTTACCCATGTAATTATAGATAGCGGATTTTAAGTCCCGAAGGTTATTCACAACATAAAACCCAATAGAAGAGGCATTATGTTTATTTTTCATATAATCCAAATATGCATCAGTTTGACTATGTTTTTTTGTGTCATACGAAAAGAATGTTCCTGTATTCTTGTCCTTTACAAAAACTGTACTGGAATTGAGAGTCCGGCGCCAAGAAAATCCTTTATGAGAAATCCACTTTTGTCCATCGGGGGTTTCATCAACATATTGGAAATGATCTCCTGCCTCACCATCTGTCAGAACTACAAAACTCATTTTCTGAACTGAGTTTTCTTTACGAAACTTACCTACTACTTTATCAAGAATAATCAAAGAATCGTTAAGAGGAGTTCCACCCATGCGGTATTGATCCAGTTCATAAGTTATACCATAAATATGATATACATTTGCATATGCAAGATTGATATATTGCCGACATGCTTCATAGAATTCAGACTTTTTCATTTTATGAGACAACATGCAATGAAGTTTTACATTTGGACTAAAAACATGTTCACCTACTTCTAGCGATTCCAAAATTTCATATTTGTCAACTTTAGAACGATTTTGATCACTGAAGTTGTAAACCTCAAAAGGAATTCCAACACGGCGGCAAAAAGTTGCAAGAATAATTGTTTGTTCTACCGTCTTAACCAACTGACGATGCATAGAACCTGACCAGTCAACAAGCATAACCATACCATGGTTTTTGCCTTCTGGAATGACATTTTTCTTTTTAAAGATATCTTCATTCAACTGGAAACTCCAAAGTTTGTTGGAGTTGATATTTCCAGACTTCGCAATATAACTTTTCGCATACTCATCTGCAGACTTCTTCATTTCAAATTCTTTTACAAGATAAGAAATTGTTTTGTTATGTTTTGCAAGAAGATTAGTATATGAGTTTGTCCAGTAGTTCTTCATTTTTTCAGTTGTAATCAAGCTCATATCCAACTTCTTCGCAAGATCATCACGCACTTCTGTCCACTGAATAATATAATCATTTGCATTGAATTTTGGGATATCAAGATATGTGATAGACGCTTCATGATCTATCAATTCTTTAAGTGCATCTGCAAGGTCGGTTGCTGTCTGAGACACAAACTCATTATCATTAATTCCAGAACCACCTTCTTTCCCACCAGTAGATGTTGTAGATGTTTCTTCACTATCTGATGGTTCTATTTTATCACCACCGTTTGCAGAAACTTTTTCTTCTGAAGAAGATTTGGAATCATCATCATTTCCGTTTTCTGAATTTTTTTCCTGATCAGCATCACCATCACCATCAGTCTCTTCAATCTCTTCAGAACTGTCAGAAGAAATATCAATACTTTGTGCATCTGGATTTTCTTCTTCATCGGATGGTGAAACAGAATTTTGCATTTGATTTTCTTTTTCTTCTTCTACTTTCTCAGAAATGAAGTTAAAGATTTTTTCTGCAACATCCGCAACTTCTGCAAATGTTTCAGTTTCTGCAACCATTTTTACATATGGAAGTTCTTCTGTAGTAAAGTAACCCTTTAGATCATACTGGTTCGAAGGGTACTTAAAGAACACATTGATTTTATCGATAAATGACATATTACCGAAATCGGATTGTTGAATTCCGAAAAAGTCTTTGTCATGAAGTTCATCATAACCTTTGAAGAAAGATGAACGCAAGCCAGGAAACTTTCGTTTCATCAATTTTTCAATTCGAGCATCTTCTACAACATTAACAAACGCTTTGTTAGAACGTTTGATTGCATTTTCTAAAACACCTTCTTCTGAAGGAGTATATAAAGCATGTCCCACCTCATGTCCTACCAACAGGTCATAAAGTGTACCAGACATATCTTTCCAAAGAGGGAGGGCAAGAACACGATTTTTTACATCAAAGTAAGCAGTCTCAATATTCTTGTGTTGAACCGAAATGTCTTCTTCTGCCATTAGTTTAGCAAGAAGACTTTTCGAATTCTTTGTGAACATCACAACATCATTCATATCAAAAATCCCATATAGAGAACCAAATCACTATATGATGATCTCATATTACAGGGGGTTTGTCAAGCACTTTTTAAAAAAAACTATCTAAACTTATCACTCTTTTATGTCGAAACATGTCGAAATCGTCCTTATCCTTTTGAAAACACCAGACATTTTCCATATAAATTTTATTCATAAAGGTATTCATTTTTTCTTTATCGAAGTTACCATCTTCATCAGAAAACACCGCCTTTCCTTGTGGCCTTTGCATAATTCGCATACCAACCTGTCCAGTAAACGAATCACTCAACATATCCACAAGTTCATCACCAGAACGATACCTTTTACCCTTAATCTTGGGATCCATGATGTTTATCAACATATGTCCACCACTTCTAAGAGAATCGAAGGTGTTTTGAGATACTGGTAAATAAAAATCATCTCTCCATGCTTCATATTCATTAAATTTTGCCCAAGATTGATCTTCGGAATGTTCTCCACCTTCATTATATCTTTCTGTTGAAAAATATGGAGGCGAAGTAAATGCACAATCAATGTCACCAATATCATGCCAAGGCAGATTCTCTGCACCACAACGATAAAATACACAAGTTTTCTTATCACCATAAAGTGCGAAATAATCTTCTTTATCTACGATTTTATAAGTGTTACCTATTAACTTAGAGTATTCTTGTGCCTGAATTTTATAATTCTTGAATGTGTTTGGATTTGGATCACAACCAATATAAAGTGTTGCATTAGAACAAAAGAATCCTGCAAGTCTATCTCCCCAACCCATCGAAGTATCCAAAACTCTCTTTGCGGAAGTCATTTCATATATGCACTTTGCAACTAACGGTTTAAACTGCGTAGCAATGTATGTACCGAGTCTAAACGCCATCATGTACTGTTTGTTAGTTAGTTCCCAACTATCGTTCACACCTCGCCATATGGGGCCTAGCACACCCCAAATGTTATCACCCTCGTTCCACCTATCTACTGGTGATTTATACCCATAGGAACCACAGGACATTCTTTCTTTGTTTTGGAAATAATCACTCACTTCATTGAAAACGGATGGGGCATCAATCAATCCAATACCATATTCTTTAAAAGAATATTTGTAATCATCATATTTTTCAATAACCTCTTTTTGTAAGTTTTCTACTGGAGAAATATAGTCCGAATAATCTGCAGACTTTAATTTTCTAAATTTAGAAACAAGTTCATCATATGAAAACTCTTTATATGGAAATAGAGGTTTTTCGGTTGTTATGTACTCTGCAACCGTTGATCTAAAAACATCACGACCATATTTTTCTGTCGCAATAGTAAACAGTGTACTATCCATAACAGGCAATCTATTTTCATTCGTAATGGTTTTTAAAAAATTATAAAGTTCTTTATTACTATCTGTCTTCATCAAAAATGTCCAATCACTGTGTTGCGTTCGTCTGCAATTCTCTCAAGAGATAAAAGATATGTCTCTCGTAAAAGTTCCGAACCATAATATTGTCTATCACTTCTAATACATGCAACTGCAGTTGTGCCACTACCCATAAAAGGATCATAAACTATATCATTCTCTTT